GTACGCTCATTTGCATCATCATGTCAACACTGGAGCTTCTATCATGGTCAGCAAACCACCACGCAGGCAATACGGGTCAGCCGCGTTCGTCTTCGGTCCCCCACCGTTCATTGGAGGTACACCTACTTTCGCCCGACCCGCCTCCAATCACATCCATTGCGCCGCCGCCTCTTGTGCCAAGCGCTTTGGTGGCTCCCTCTTCTACAATGTCGACGGCTCTGACTACTCGTATGATGGTGAGAAGTATAGAGCCCAAGCCTACGCCACTTCCTCGCCACAGGGAGTTCGCCACCGGTTCAGCGGACCCGGCACACTTCGATGTCGTGCTGATTTCGTTGATTTTATGCGTGGTCTTAGGAACAATCTCTTGCCGTCTCTCACGCAAGAGAAAGTCGACTCGGAGGGTTGGATCGAACATCACAACCGTGGAGCGTCCTGGGCCCGCGCCACGTTCGAAGCAGTCCAGCGACTCAGAATCTTCGGAGAACGACAAGCCACGTCCGGCGCCTTCACCAAGGACGAAGGATACCCAGTCAAGTCTTTGTTTAGCGTACGCGCTTTAGACTCTGTGACCTCTGTCGACTCAGTTGTTGTAACACCTGCTGTGAATGTAACAGACGAGAAAGTAAAGGATGCGAAAGTAACGGCCAACCGTCGAGTGGATGAGTCCAAATTCGCGGAAAGCCCAAAGGTGAGCTTTGAGACCAAGAACCACCGCACCATCAATGCTTACCCTGATGAAATTAAGGCTGCGTTAGGACCACTGACCAGGATGATCGAGAAACTTTATTTTTCGGAACGCAATCCCCTTGCCAGGAATTACGTGAAAAACATCCCTGTGCTCTTGAGACCAGCCTTTTGTCGGAAAAGATTCGGCAACAACCCCTGTGTGATTGCAGACTTCTCTTCATTTGAGTGCGCAATGCGCGATATCTTTGCAGCGGAGATCTGTGAGTGGCTGATTCACATGGGGGGTAATCTTTGCGACCGATATTACGCAGCTCTTTACCGGGAGTTGTTCAACGGGATCAACCATTCTTATTTTTCCTGTGGAATCCACACCTGGGTACCACAGACGCTTATGTCTGGAGCCCCTTGGACCTCTCTCGGAAACGCCATTCTCTCTAGCTGCCTAGTGATGTATCTCCGTATTTGTGAAAAGCACACCGAACCAGGTGGAGAGTTGTGGAGGTATTACGATGAGGTCTGTATGGTTGCAGAAGGAGACGACACTATCTCCCTCGGCGGTGCCTACGACCCAGTCCTTGTTGAGGTGCTCGGCTTCTGCAGGGACGGCAAACATGCTAGTCTGCTCAAATCTTGCACACTTGAACGGTTCTCAGACGGTGATTTCTGTGGCATCACAATGACGCCCAGAGTCGAGAATCTGATCACCGATCCAGTCAAGACAATCTCAAACTTCTTTGTCTTTCCTAAGAAGTACTATGGGATGAGAGACTCAAAGATGAAAGGGTTGTTAAGAGCTAAGGCACTTTCCTACTACTACCAATACCGTAGATGCCCGATGGTATCAGCTATGTGCTATCGTGTGCTCCAGTTGACAAGTGGTTTCAAGGAGAATTTTAGTGTCCTTTCTGCGTATCAGCGAGATAAAATTTCGTGCATCTCTGATGCTGGCAAGTTCTACATGGAAGCGCCCAAACTTTCTGTAGTTGATACCGCGGCCGGATCTTGGTCGTTGCCCACTGATGAGATCGACATCCGGGTCAATTTTGCCAAGATGTACAAGATCAGTCTCCCTGAACAATTGGATTTCGAGAAAGAAATCCTCTCCTGGACGTTCGAAAGTTCCCGGGGCATCAAGCTTCCGGAAGTGTTTCGTCCCTTCCAGAAGTGGACATCCGAGAACGCAATCCAATACCACGACAAATCTGATGTCCCACCTTGCAGATTGTCACAACTCCTAGATCAGGTGCCTCGACGTAAGAGGGTCTTGCTCGCGCCACTGATTCAGGATGGACTCATAGTGGAGTGTGCCCCACTGCCGGGTCGAAGACTGAATAACCCCATATTCCGTCTCTAAACTAAACTGCGAAGTGCTTCG